GTGCAAACTGTCACTTGGTCTCAGGGTTCTTCCCTGGGCTTGGTTTCCAATAATGTGTGGACTTCTTATTTTAGCTCACCAGCTATTACGCGTAAGATTGAGAACTTTGCCTTTTTCCAAGGTGAGTTGCATATTAAGCTGATGATAGATTCGTCTCCGTTTTTGTATGGGGCGATCATCGCAGCTTATGAACCACTTAAAGCTTTTGGATACGACTTAACTGCTTCGGCGGCAACAACTAGTCTGCGTACTATGGAGTTCTCTCAGTTCCCTCACGTGTGGCTTATGCCACAAAATAGTCAAGGAGGAGAGATTGTTTTTCCATTTATGTACGATTTGGATTGGCTGGATTTAACGCGCGCTTCTGAAGTGGCTAATATGGGAGCTCTCCACCTTTTAGAGGTAGAACCTCTCATTTCAGCCAATGGTAGCGTCGGACAATTCGTTGATATCCAAGTTTATGTTTGGTTCGAAAAAGTTCAAATGTCAGGTTTGACTCATAAAGCGCCTCTACAGATGGGCGTTATGTCCCAAGTTGCGGACAAAGCGCCTCAAATGTGGAAAGCTGCTACGGCTAAGAGTGCTGATGAATATGCTAAGAAACCCATTTCTAGCATTGCTAGCACTGTTGCTGCGGTGACGCGCCCTTTGAGTTCCATTCCTGGTATAGGTGTTTTTGCTAAGGCAACGTCTATTGGTGCTTCTGCCGTCGGCTCTATAGCATCGCTTTTCGGGTGGATTAATCCTCCCAATATTGCGAATGTAGAACCTGTTCGGCAAGCTCCGTATCATGCGTTTTCTTCAGCGGCTATTTCTGTACCTGGTGATACCATGACTTGACCCAAAATCTGAATTGTGTGTCGATCCACGTACTGTGGGTCTTGGTGATGTCGACGAGCTTACGATTTCAAATGTGTCGCAGCGCGAATGCTATATAGGCACTTGCTCTTGGGCCACTACGGATGCTCCTCAAGTCACTCTTGCGGCCACTCCTGTTCACCCTCTACATTACATCCGTGCACCAAATGCTGTAAATGGGGACGAAATTTCGATATCTCCAGTAGGCTTGCTTTCGCGCACGTTTGGATATTGGCGTGGTGATTTGATATTTCGGTTTAAGGTTATTGCCACCGAGTATCACAGAGGTCGTTTGCGCTTATCGTGGGATCCTGTTTCCTCGTTATTTGGCTCGAGTGCTAATAATAACACATCTTTAAATAGAATTGTGGATATTTCTCTCGAAAAAGATATTGAGGTGCGGATTCCGTATAACCAAGCGCGCCACTGGTTGGCGACACCCAACATGCTGGCACTTGGTGCCAAATCTTACCTCCGCGTTAAGGGCGACGTTTTCGCCGATTTCGTGGACCCAGAAACCACTAATGGAATATTGACTTTGCTTGTGCTTAATGCGCTTTCAGCGCCTGAACCTACAGCTGGGGTTGATATATTGATTTTCGTTCGTGGTGCCCCAAATCTCGAATTTTGCGTTCCAAAGCTACCTTTCGATCGCACTTATTCTTATTTTAAACCCCAATCTGGGGAAATTTCGATTTCGGGTGCCCATGACGATAATCCTGATGAGAAACAATTTGATGTGTTTTTCGCTGATCCCGTGCGTTCATTGCGCACAGTTTTAAGGCGAGCACACCCGAACGTCTCTATTATGAGTGATAATGCTCCAGCTGCCTCTGAAAAGTTGCGGTATAATATTTGGACTAATACGATCTACCCGTATTTTAACGGGTATGATCCTACGTCCAACTTTTCCGCTTCTAGCTTTGTGGCCGGCGCTAAACCGTACGCTTGGGCGCTTAACACTCCTTTCCATATGTGGATTCCCTGTTTTAAGGGTATTCGCGGGTCTATGTATTGGCATTATGAAAGCCAATCCCAAGACGCAAACGACCGCTTGTCTTTCGAGATAAGGAGAGAGTTGAAAGATCCTGATTTATCAAGTTCTTCACTTGCCTGGCAACAAACTGGTTTTGCCGTTGCTGCTGGCAATATTAATTCTCTTCTCTTCGAGGAGACAGGGTCATTTGACGGTGCGAACCAAACGGACACACGTTCGTGCGCTGTCCTTGCCTCCCCCTTTAACGGGGAGGGCAAGTCGGTTCTTTTGCCGAATCTGTTCAATTACAGGTTCGACACAACTCGTGTCTCGGCTTTTGTCACTGGACAAAATCGCCCACGACAACGTCGAGAACGAGTCCGCGTTCTAGTGCGCTATGCACCACGATCAACCTCAGCCACAGTGGCTAGAGAAAGTGCGCAATTCATCCGTCGCTATTTTAGCGTCGGACCTGATTTCAATGCATTTTTCTTCCTCTGTGTGCCGAGAATTTATCGTTATGCTAGTGTCCCAGGCGCGGCTTAAAGGCGCAAGCCTAAGCTGCAATGCAGCCCCGTGGTAATACCGGTTCGGCCGAGTGACCACGTGGAGTCCTCTTTGTCCACAAATAAAGGACCCCCCCACTAGTGCGGTTAGTGGGATCAGGGAGAGGGCGAACCCAGACACAATTAAACTTAC